TGCATTTATTCTATCTATTTCAGACATATTATCTCCTATTTAAGTTTTCTAATTTCAACAATAGTATATACATTATTTGATCTAGAATAAGCAGCATCATTTAACACATCTGCTCCATAACCTAATCCGTCAGTGGCTGAAGTGGTTTCACATTGTTGTTGAATTTCAAAAGTTTTAGCTGCAGATAAAGTCATTCTATGTTCAATAGTACTATGGGTTGTTGTGGTTGTGGATGATTTTTCAATAGTTCCTTCACTTTCAATTGAACTATCTGTTGTATTATAAAGAATAGCTGTAAATGTACCACAATTATAACCAGGAGCTATAGCTTTTATAACATATTCACCTCTATCAAGCGTAAATTGATTACTTGATAAACTCACAATTGAACTATCACCTTCGACTGTATTAAGTACTCTTGTTGTCCAAGTATCAGCAGTAATGCTTCCACCACTAGTTGATACAGATTTTAAATCTTTTACATAAGCAATTTTTTCAACTGGTGTAATAGCAAAAGCGCTTGGATTTTTATAATCAGAACTTTGATTTCTTAATTCTAAACTAAATGGTAATGCAACAGCATTAGTTGCATATCCAGTTTTTACTACTATTTGTGAAGTAGATATAGAATTAACTTGTGCATGTCTAAAATCGTCAGTAGCACCACCATTATATAAAGCAGTTACTTGATAGCTAGGAGTTTGATCAAATATATTAGAATCAAGAGTTATTGTGCATACATTAGATGACCATGATATAGAACTTATAAAATCAACATTTTGTGAAGTTGGTGATGTACCAGAAGAAGGTATTATCGCATTAAATTGATTCTCTGTACCATTACCAGCATGAACCACATGTTCAGTTGTTGCTTCCCAACCAACTATTGGAACACTAAAAAATCCCTCGATATAATCACCAGATCCATATGAAAATGGACTTGAATTTGAAAGAGGATTTTCTATATCAAAATTACCACCAGTATTATTATCAAAAGTTAAAAATCTAACTGTAGTTCCGTTTAAATAACCAACTCTTAATTGATATCCATAAGTACCACTATTAGTATCAGCTATACCAAGCGGATTATTAGTTGTATTTGATGATAATTTATTACTATCAATTGTATATCCTGATGGTATTGAAACAGAAGCTGTTGCAGCATTAGGTGAACCCGTACAAAGTATTCTAAACCTAACTTCCATTTCTTCACCAATTCTTCGCCATTTACCAGAATATGTAGTATTAGAAGTCCAAGCACCAGTTGGAGTATAATCTTCCCATTCAGTTGTATTTAAATAATCTTTATAAATCCATGGGCTTTGACTAATTAAAATATTATCAACTAATAATTGAATTGTTGTTGTTGAATCTGTATTTTGCCATCCAAATTCAATTTCTGTACAATCTTCCGGCACATAAAATCCGCCAGAAAATACTGTACCTGTGTTATTTGAATTATTAAATGCTGTTAAATTTGCATATTCTATAGTTCCAGCACGAGCACCATCTTTAATTTTAAAACAGAACCTAAAATCATCATCGTTAGTAGTAGAATCATTTTTATAATTAAACTGTATTCCAATAGTTCTACCTCTTTGTCCAATTGGAATAGATTTTGTAAATCCAAAATAATCATTTTGTGCTGAAGTAGTAGCAACATATTTAATAACTTGAGTTGAATCAATAATTAAATCTGCCGCAGTTGTCGAAAGACTTAATGTTCCAACAATAGCTCCACCACCATCAAAATCAGCATTATTACCTTTTAAATCGATATCTGTAGTAGATGCTAAATCATCAGCTTTGATTAAATGAATAGTATCTGCGTCACCAGCACTCGAACCAATCTCTTGAAGAGAAGTCCCATCATCACCAAAGAATTTTTTAAGATCTGATGCATAATATAAAGAAGCAGCTTCTCTAGTTAAACCATCAAGATTTGATTTGGTATTAGAAGAAACAACAATTTTTTGTGAATCAGAAGCTGTTCCAAGATTAACATCAGCATTATCTAATGTACCACCATTAATATCGGGAGAAGTTAATGTTTTATTAGTTAATGTTTGGATATCTGATGTACCAACAACATTCCCAGTTACGCCATGTACTCCAGATGATGGATTATCAACCTCAGCACCATGTTCTAAATTAGAAATTGTATTATTATCAGCATCAATTGTTTTACTTGTAAGAATTTGAGCATCTGATGTACCAACTATAGTACCAACTACACCATGAACACCAGAACTAGGATTATCTACTTCAGCTCCATGTGCTAAATTTGAAATAGTATTATTATCAGCATCAATTGTTTTATTAGTTAATGTTTGTCCGTCACTAGTTCCAACCACACTACCAACAACACCATGTACTCCTGAACTAGGATTATCCACTTCAGCTCCATGCTCAAGATTAGATATTGTGTTATTATCTGCATCAATTGTTTTATTAGTAAGTGTTTGGATATCTGATGTACCTATTACATCTCCAGAAGGAACTGATTTTCCAGAAATAACTACTCCAGATCCATCTCTTTCAATAAATTTACTTGCATCACCTAATACTGTTTTTAAAGATCCTAAAGCTAAATCTTGAACAGTATTATCATCGCCATCTATCGTTTTATTAGTTAATGTTTGAATATCACTAGATCCTACGACATCACCAGTGACTCCGTGAACACCACTAGATGGATTATCAACCTCAGCCCCATGCTCAAGATTAGAAATTGTATTGTTGTCTGCATCAATTGTTTTATTAGTAAGTGTTTGTGTTTCATCTTCTGTGACAAAAACTCTAATAGCACTGTTTATATATGCTTTAATTTTATTTGCATATACCCACATTGATCCTTCAATATTATCTGTTGGATCTGCTCCTGCTGGATTTGGTCCAGAATCGGTAGGTTTTAATCTAATTCCTTTTAAAAAATCAGTAAATTTATTCATGAATTAAACTCCAATTTATATAAATAGATCTAATATTAAACATCTATTGTTTTGGCATTAAATTTAATACTTCCGGTATAAGTACCACCAACACTAGTACTATAATATTGTACTTGACCAGCCGCAGTAATACTATAATCCATTCCAGCATCCCCAACAGCATTTACCCCAAATTCCCAAGCTGTTCCATTGTATACTCCTCGCATACTACCAGTTTCAACAATAGTAGTTGAACCATCACTTCTTTCAACAACATAAGTTACTTCAAAAGATTTGACAGCGGCACTACTAAATAAAAGTCCTTGAATATTTTGAGCACTTGATTGATTATCTAAAATAGCCGAAGTTGTAGTTAAAATATCATTAGCACCACTTAAAGTGCTTAATTGATCTGTTACAGCTTCTGCCCAATCGGTTGCACCTTCACCCCAACCTGGATTATCTCCTGGTTCTGGATAATTATAAGTTTCTGAACCAATTTGAAGGGATTTAGCCATATTTTTTCTCCTAAAATTATTATCATATTAAGTTGTTAATAAGATAAATTAGGACATAAAAAAGGGGAGTCAGAATAACTCCCCTAGAAATTTAAATACTTAATGTTTAATTATTAAGCACCTTCAACGTCTCTAAGAATTGAGCATTTACCAGGAGCTGTACAAAAAAGTGCCTGGTCTGTATAACAACGTAATTCATATCCATTTGCATCATTTAGTAATCTAAAAAATTGTCCTTCAAATCCTGGTTGTTCAAAAGTAGCATCTGAAGATCCAACTCTCATAAATTCTTCAGGTGGGAACACATAACAAGATCCAGCTTTACAATAGATAGAAGGCTTAATTTTGATTCCACCATTTTGTCCGTAGAATTCAATTTCTTTAGCTCCATTATCCATTTTCATACCAGAATAAGAACTATCAAACATTCTTTTAGCTGTTTGTTCAGTTAAAAGAGTATTCCAGCTATTAGGATTAACAATAGCAATTACATCTTGATCAGCAAGACCTTTTTCAACTGCTCTAGCAACAGCATCTTCTATAAGAGCAAGAGAAATATCTCTTCCAGTTCCAGAATTATCAAGAACATTACCTCTCCAAAGTTGATAAGAAGAAGCAGAAATATTAAAAAGAGTTCCAGTATTAGAGATTATCTTATCGATTCCAGCAAATTCATTTCCTTTTGCGCCTTTATAAAAAAAGATATCAGTAGCAACTGTTCCAACAGGAGCTAAATTAACAGTAATAGCTTTATTGTCAAAATCTACAGAACTTATAACAGCAGATCCTCTAAAAGTAGCACCAGTCACATCATAAACATCTATTTCCATGCCTTCAGCACCAGCCCATATTCCAGGAGCCCATTCTTTATCATCTATAGTTAAAACGTTTCCAGAAACACCACCAGCAGCAATTTTTCCAATACCTGTAGCAGCTTGTCCGTACATTATTTGTACTTCAAGTCTACGTACGAATGAACGTAACATATTAGAAATTAAATGCTTTGTAGCTTTTCCAAAAGATCTAGAATCGCCTTTTGCTCTTGAAGCAGCAGCAATTGAAAGAGTAGATCTAAGAACCATTTCATATCCTTGAACCTGAGCATCTTTCATTACGCCAGCAACTGAAGCGTTTAAATTGAAAGCTTCACCATCTGGTCCACCATAAGTTATACCATGTTCTAGACCTAATATAACTGGTTGATGATAAAGATTTCCAAGTTGTTTTTTCTCAGCAGAGAATTTAATCATGTTGTAACAAACAACGCCTTCTGGTATTAAATTTTCGATCTGGTCGGCATATACCTCTTTAAAAAAACCATCCAGAACACTTACGGTATTAGTTGTAGCCATTTATTATTCTCCTTAAATAATTATTTTAATAATTCGTAAGTAACTTCAATTACTAAATCTTGATGTGTAGCACTTAAATCATCACCAGAATTAACAGAAATAGTAAGAACGTTACTAGAAATTGATGTCGATATTACAGAAGTATCAGTATCAGAAATAACTCTTACTTCCCATGCTCTATATACATCACCAAGTTCAGTACAATCGATATCATACTCACCAGCAGCGGCATCAGTAGCAGTTACCGATATAGCTCCAATATTAGAGCAATTAAACCCAGATGTTCCAGCATTTATATCTAGAACAACTTTTTTTGTCTTTAATTGATGATCTTCAATCAAAGGACTTGTGTTGAACCAACCTTTTGCCATTTTTTATCTCCTTAAAATTATTATTTTAAATTAAAAATGAGCATTAAAAGTTTATATGTGCTGTAACTTGGTATTTTTAAATCTTAAAAAGGTATTAAAAAATCGCCTTACTATATAAAATTAAAATACTTCAATTTATAGTTGTTAAAATTACTATTTTTTTACAAATTACTGAAAAATTCTCTAGCAAGTTTTTTATCAGATTCCGATTTTTTCTTTTCTTCGATTTTTCCAGTTTGTTTTACATTATTTATATTTTTTGTTTGACGCATTTTTTTAAGTCTATTTTTACGTAATCTTTCCATATTTTTTTGACCAATATATTTTTCCATAACAGCTTCTGGCATAACATCGAACATTTGTTGTAATTCTTTATTTATATCTTTCGAAACAATTGGAATAACTTGTGAAGGAGTTATGTCTTCAAATCCATTATTCATTGCAAAAAGCATAGCATCAGCAATTTTTTTAACAACATATGGCGATTTTGGTAATTCTGTTGTCGAATTAAGTGCTTCGGTTATTTGTTGATCTAATTCAATTTCTGCTTCATATTGAAGTCTTTCCATTTCCGATCTTTTTTCCGATTCTTCTTTTTCTTTAATTTGTTTTCTTAAAGCTTCTAATTCTGCTTCCATTTTTTCTTGAGCTTTTTGTTCTGGACTTTTTTGTGCTTCATCAATAATCTGCTGAATTCTTGCTTCAGCCAATTCATCTGGATCAAATCCTTCTTCTTGTAATATTTTCCAAGGATTAGATCTTAGATCTTCTTGATATTTCTTCCAAGCTTTTTCTGTTTCTGTTGCTTGTTGCATTTTTGCTTGAGCACCATCACCTAATTGTGCCATTTTAATTAATTGTTGCATTTGTTCTTCATTTGATAAATCAAATGTATAATCTTTACCATTAGATTTAAAATTAATCATTTTTTGAATAGCATCAGCCCTTTCTTCCGCAGTTTCAGCGTTATCTATTTCATCTTGAATTTCTTCTTCTATTTCAGCAGATTCTTCAACAGATAATTCTTCAGATGATTCATTTTGATTCATTTCTTCATTTAAATTTTCTTCTACAGATTCATTAACTTCGGATGATTCGTTTGATTCAACAATAGGTTCACTAGTTTCAATTACTTGTTCTGACATAAATACTCCTTTAATATTGCAAATGTAAATATTAAATGTGTCGCCTTAAGGTAGACACAATATCGATTTATCTTTTTGTATTTATTTGATATTCTTTTATTCTTGCGTCATGTAGTCTTTGTAATGTGTCTAATTCTTTAGGATCATTAGTTAAATCCATTATTTTTCTTAATTTATTTAACTCTGATTTTAAATTAGACAATTCTTGTTTACGCATATTTTCTAATGCTCTTTTTTTAATTTCAGTTAAAGACATTTTTTCTGCATCTTCTGGAGATGCTTCATAAATGCGTTTACCTTCTTTAATTTTTACAATAGGTCCTTTTTTATTTAACATATTTTATCTCGCTAATGGTATTTCAGAAGCAACTATTGGTCCCCCACCTGGCGGTCTAGCTGGTTCTGCTGGTTCTGGTAATGGTCCCATATTTTCAGTAATTGCGACGCTTTGAGCTTGAGGGTTATTACTTAATGCTGGTCCACCTTCAGCTTCTGCTCCAGGATAAACCGTATCTATGTTGGGTGGTGTGCCACCAACAGGACTTAATGGTTGTTGTCCTATTAAAGTTAATAATGCAGGATCAGTTTCTCTTAATAAATTAATGTGTTCTTGAATATGAGCTAATGTTCTTTGAACTAAATCTAAATCTTTTCTTAATTCTGGATCAGATAAAATATATTTATGTTCTTTAATATGTTCCGTATGTTTATCAATAGCTAAAGCTCTTACTTCAGTTGATCCTTGAACTAATGCTTCACATTCAGATCTAATTAACATATTTTCATCTATAACATCTTCTGTCATAGTATTTAAATTACCTGTAGTCATAACTTGTAGATATTGTTCTACAGAAAATTCTTCAGGTTTCATTTGAAGTAAATTATTAGCAATTTCAGCTCTACCGGCAGCAGTATTAGCTAATGCATTTCCAACATCAACAATTACTCTATTTATAGTATCTAGATCATCACCTTTAAATTCTTTCATTTCCGTTCGATTATTTTTTCCAACTATAGCGGCTACTCTAGGAACAGATGCATAATCTTGTAATAGTTTAATTAATCCTGTTCCAACATCTTCAATAAGTTGAATATAAGATTGTTGTAATCCAGATATAAATTGTAAGGCTTGAGCTTGAATTAGAGCTAAAGCGTTTCCAGATTTTAGTGATGATTGTGGATCTCCTCTAGCTACAGAGTTTACTCCCGAAATAATTTCCATAGATTTTTCAATCATATTTATAAAATTAAATATTTCTGGAGGCGTTTGAGTTAAATTTAATGGTTGAGGTGGAGCAGATCCAGGATTTCCTTCAATAATATTTAAAGCTCCCTGTAATTGATTTACAGCAACATCAGAACCACGTTCAACATATATATTTTGTACACCAAAAGCGTTTTGATTTGTAAGTATTGTTGAATAAAGCGAATTTATTGCTTCTTGTGCTGGCATTAAATCGAACATCGTAGTATAGCCGTATTGTGTGCCAAGAATTTCTGATGGAGAAATTCGATATATCGGTAAATTTCTATATGGCATTGGTGTATCAATAAGGACTATACCATCATCTAAATATAACATATAACGCCCATCAGGCATAGATTCTGTACGTTTGTGATAAAATTCATATACAGGAATATCAGTTGTTTCATCATAAACAGTTCTTAATAAATCTCTATTATAATAATCGCTTTTAACTTTTAATTGTTGAATATCTTTAGCTTTATCTGGATATAAAGCCATAAAATCGTATTTATTTTTAAAAGTACGACAAATAACCCATTCATTTTCATCGCTACAATTTTTAGTAGAATCAAATACAACATCTAATGGTGATAAATTTCTAAATACAACATCGCCTTCTTTAATTGCAATACCTAATTCTTCATTAAAATCATATTCTTCACCAATATTAGAATTCCAATCCATTTTAAGATACCCAGTACCCATAACTATTGCATATTCAACAGCCTTTTTAAGATATCTTTCTAATCTTTTTTCGCGCATGTAATAATCTAAAAGACTATTAGCTAGATTTGTTTGAATTAATGATTTTTTATCAGTATTTACTGATCTAGCTTGAAATGATGGTCTATTTGAAGTTACCATAACTAGCATATTTTGAGCAATATTTCTAAAATGATTTATTGCCAATTCTACTAATTCGCCTTGTTCTCCATCAAAAATTATTTGGTGTCCATGATCATTAAAATAAACTCCATGATAAAAAGACCAACTATTATATAATTTATCTAAATATCTATTATATGTAAGAGTTTCAAACCAATAATTAGATTTACGTGTTAAATAACTTACTGTTTCTTCTGCAGGTTTTGCTGCAAAATAAGTATCACCATAAACTTCATTACTTGCCATATATATTCCTTAATTAAAACGACTAAAATAAGTTGTTAATTTTGTATATTCAATATTTGTTTTATAGTTTTAACAAAGTCACCATTTTTTAATTTAAGTATTTGACTTTGTTGAACATTTCCGCCAGAAAGTTGATTCCAATCTTTAGGATAAGGATTTTTAGATTTAACTAAATTTCTAACTAAATATATTAATGCGTCTAATGCATCAGCATGTCCACCTTTTGTTGTTTTATCTGGAGAATCGCCCATTCTTTCAAATGATTTTCGATTTTTATCCCATGTTGCATATTTTATATGATATAATAAGTGTTTACATTTTGGATTTATTATTACTTGTTCTTGGGATAACATCATACGAGTAATATTTATATGATGTTCTTTTTTATCTTTTTCTGTAGCTTTGAAGAATAAATTATGTTCACGATTTAAATCATTGATTAATTTAAGATCATTATCCATAACTCTAAGAAATGGCTTCATAACTATACCAGAATTTGGATCGGTATATAATTGAGCTTCTTTTTCTTTTATAGCTTTAGCCATATTACTAGTTACTAAATTTTCTGATCCGTGTATAACTAATTCGTCTTCTATAATTAATCTAGCATTAATAAAATCATAATAAGCAAATAAAAATACAGTTAAATCTTTAAATCCAATATCACCAGAAACATAATAATCAAAATATGGTGGTCTTTTTATAACTTTAGTTATTCTATCTTCTATTTCCTCAAATTTAGGTATTACTAAATCATCATCATCATTAGTAATTATGCACAAATATTCCCGTTTATATTGTGGATCTTCTTCTCCTAATGGATATCTAGTTTTTATTTTTTCTTTCTTTTTTTCAGTTAATAATGGATTATCATCTATAGTAAATATTTTTAATTTATTTGCAGACATTGCAGGTTTTACATATAATTGTATAAATTCGTGATCAGATTTACGTGAAGGAGTTGATGCTAAAATAATTTTTCCATCAGTTGTATCTGTTGTGGGAGCTAATATTGATTGTATAACATAATCTAAATCTGTACAAAAACCAGCTTCATCGACAATACATAAATCTGATGCTCCACCCCTAAGACTTTCAGCATTACCTCCATCTGTACCAGCAATTTGTATTTCAGATCCATTTGGAAATACATATATTTTATCTGCTTCTCTCCATTCGGGTCTAAATTCTTCCGGACAATCATTCAAAATTGTTCTCATAATTGGTTTAATAATCGTTTTCACCTGTTTTTGTTTGGGACAAGCATATTTAACAATAGCATATTTTTTTTTAAGACAACTAGCAACGGCTAATGTTAATAACCAAAAAGATTTACCAAATCTTCTGGCACAAAGTATTGTAATTATATCATCATCGGTTTCTTTATAATTACTATTAAGAATTTCTTGACCTTCATGAAGTTTATATGAAATATTACCGCGATTCCATAAAGCTCTAATTGCTTCACGTTTAGAAATTTTTTTTTCTAAATGTGTCATTATTTACCTTTAACTATACTAATTAAATCTTTTGTTGACGCATTATTAGTTTTAGATTTTTGATTAACTCTAGTATTTTCGCCTCTAGCTATTTTTAAATTACGATGTAATATATCAAGTTTTTTAACATCTTCAATACTTAATTCTTCTTCATCAGATTTTTCTTTTAATAGTTTTATTTGTTGAACACAAATTACTTCTTCGTCATCAATTTTATCTAATCCACTTTCTTCAATTCCTGCTTCTTTTAAAATAATCAATAATTTAGTATTCTCGTTTTGTAATCTTTCGATTTCAGTTAAAAGTTGTTTTATTCTAAATTCATTTTCCATATTAATTATTTTATTTTCCATTATTTAGTCCAACTATAAGATCTAGGTTTTTGTTGTTGAGCTTGAGCTATTTTTTCTGCTTGGGTAGAATTTATATAACCTTCTAATTTTAAAAATCTTTTTTCATATTCTTTATTAATATCAGGCTTTTTATTGTGATCTAACCATAATTTAAATCCAAATAATCCACTTAAAGCCACAATAATTATAGCTTCATTTATATTCGGTATTCTATAAATACATGTAATTAAATAGGATAAAATAAAAATAAACGGCAGATTAGTTTGAATGAAATATTTTTTCATTGAAAATATCCTTGATGAATGTTACAATATTAATAGATCGCCAAAAGGTAGATTATATTAACATTATTCGTTCATAAGTTGTTAAATATGATAAATAATCAAATTGTAAATTTAGTTTATTATAAAATAATTAATTCTAAATCATTAGAAGAATTAAAATTTATAAAAATCCAATTAGAAGAAGATATAAAATTAAATAATAATTATGATTACAAAGATTTACTAATTTTATCGTTAGCTATAGATTTTAAAACTTATGTGTTAATAAATGAAAGTGATGATAAATCAATAAAATATATTTATAATAATTTTATATTAAAAATAACAAAAAATTCATTAAAAAGAATAAAAAAATTAATCACCAAAAATAAGTTTTAATAAACCAGGAAATTTACCTTTTTTAGCTTTTTCTAATTTCTTTTTAAGTTCTTTTTCTTCTTCTTTTTCGTATTTTTCGCCAGTATATTTTCTTTCTGGATCAGAATAACTTCTTTTTATTGTTCTTTCCCAACCTTCTGGTCGTTTATATGGTTTTTTTCTTTTTCTAAGATCTTTCATGGATATAACCCTCCAATATTTAGTTGTTAAATTTTTTGACAAATATTAATAATTATGATAATCTAATTAAGGGTCATTTAAAAAAACGGAGGTATAATGATTTTATCAATTATTTTATTAGTTATATTTTATTTTTTAATAACATTTTATATTCGCAATCAATATTTAGCTGAAAATGGAAAAAAAGCTGCCTGGGGCATAGGATTATCTTGGTGGTTAATAGTTTTTATTGAATTATATTCATATATAACACATAAACTATTTTTGCTTGATTTTGATTTAAAAATTGTTAATTATAATGTTGTTATGCAAGTAAAAGATGTAGATAAAGAAAAAGTACATTAAAATACAATAAAAAATATGACAGATAATAGTATTATTCTCTAATTTTTATATTTAAAAAATATACAAAAATATACTATATATCTGTCATAAAATAGGATTTATATATGAGTATTATAACGACTATAGCTAGTTTTGTTGGCGGATTATTTAAACCAGCAAGTGAATTAATTGATGATTTACATACTAGTGAAGAAGAAAGATTAAAATTAAAAAATAAATTAGCTGAAATACAAGCTTCCGTTCAAACAAAATTAATTGAATTAGAAACTAAACAATTAGAAGTTGCACAAAAAGTAATTATTGCAGAATCTAAAAGCGATTCAACTTTTACTAAAAATTGGCGACCAGTAACTATTGTATTATTAATAACTTTAGTCATTTTAGGGGCATTTAAAGTGATTGAAACCCCTTCAGAAATATGGAAACTTTTAGAAGGATTCTTATACGTTTATGGCGGAAGTCGTGGTTTAGAAAAAATATCAAGCACACTTAAATTAGGGAAATAAAAAATGAAATTTTTATCAATATATTTTATATTACTTCTAATATTTTGTTTAAGTTACCAATTTTTTAATAAAGATTATAAATTTAAAGTTGGTCAATGTGTTTATACAACTATAGGTAAAGAAAAAATTTTTAAAAAAATAAAACGCATAAGTTGGGGAAATTATTATTATTCAATTAAATTTAAAAACGAATATCTATTTACTTATAATATGAGAAAACCCCCATTTGAGGCTTTACACACATTAACATTATGTAAATGAGGTTATATGTTAAAATTATTAATATCTAGTTATTTTATTGTAGGAATACCATTAATTCCAGTATATTATCTTATAACTTATTTGAATTCTTATATTAAAGAACAATCAATAATATATGTATTATTAACATTTGTGTATATAATTACACAATATTTAATTACTAAAATGATAAACCCAATTTTTAATAATGAAAAATAAAAAATATATTTTACAAAAAGATTCATATAGTTGTGGAACTATAGCATTTTTAAATATTTTAAACTATTTCGGAAAATCTTATACTTCAAAAGATCTTCCAAAGTTTCGTAAATTATTAAAAACTCATAAAATATATGGTACATATCAAAAATATATAAATAAAGAATTAAGAAAAAGAAAAGTAAGTATTGGAAATAGAACATATAAATACAATACTAAATACGGTTATTTGGCATGTTATATATCAAATACTAAAGGAATTATGCACTATATTTATATATTACCAGAAGGTATTGCTATTAATTTTCACCATTATAATAAAGATAAAATGTATTTAAAATATAAGTTACCTAAAAAATGGATAATGGATAGATTAAAAAGAAAAACCATTTATCTTTGGAGAATTACTAAAAAAATTTGACAATTATTTTTTAATATGTAATAATTAATAATGGAGAATATATGAAAAAGGCTTTAATAAAAACAATTATTTATGAATATATAGAAGAAAATAATATTAACAATAAAGATGAATTAATTAATCATTTACCTAATTTATATAAATATTTGAAAGAACATAAACATCATAAAAATGTTCTTCCAGAAAACTTAACTTATGAAATTTTTTTAAATGAAGCTAAGCAAGGATTTATAAAAGCTAAAATATTTAATGATATGAATAAACATTTTGTTAATATATGAAAAATATAATCGAAGAATATAAAAACGCAAAAATAACTGAAATTAAAGTAGGAAATAAATTATTTAAACTTATTATAAGTAAATATTTACCAACATCATTACTTTGTTTATTAATAGATAATTTGGATAATATAAATGAAATCACTATAGATAATATAACAATTAAATGTGAGTAAATAAACAAAATTGATGATTTAAGTAAAAAATATAGGAGATAACTATGAAAAATGTAACATCTAGAGATTTAGCAAAATCATTAACACAAAGGTTGAAGAATTACAAATTACAACAAACTAATATAGCAAAACAAAAAGGTTGCTATGACCAATTAATGGCAGCTAATACTTTAACTCAAGCTAGAAAAATTGTATATGGTACTAAAACTAAAAATTGTTCAGGATATCGTGGGCATCCTGAGTGGTCAAAATAATATTCCCCCCCTGTCAGTAATCCTCGGAATACCATAATCCGCGAAGCTCAGGTCCTCGGATTATTTTTTAACTAAGGAGTTAACATGCAAAAATTACAAGAATTAGATAAAAAAAGACAATATAACCCAATGTTTTTATTATACGATTTATATCTTAAGGTTAATGAAATTATTGAATTCATTAATAATAAATCAGAGTCATCATGTTGTTCAAATAGTTGTAGTAAAAATATATTACCTGAAGAACCTATGCCCGAAAACAATACAGAAGATATTGAAATTAATGACGATAATGAAGAGTTAGAAGAAATTGAAAACAATAATGATGAAGAGGAAGAAAATGAAAGCTGTAGCTAAAACTAATTATAGAAACTTTAAACAAGGCGTTATCTATAATTACACAATTACAGGAATTGATGAAATTACAATGACTTATGGTCCAGGTCAAAAAGACATCTTAAATGTTAACGAGTTTGATAAATATTTTCAAAAGGTTTGAGTATGAAGTTGCCATTAATTTATCTTAATGAGAATAATGATTTAGATTCAATTTTAATTACAGTCGGTAAAAAAAATAGAGATATAACATATCCAATGTATTTACCAAAAACATCGACAATGCCATTAATCCCAAATATAAATAATTATAAATTCACTAATATTAACGCACAATTAACTTGTTTATTTTTAACTAGAAAAGATAATTATTCAGATTTCTTTTACGTATATGTTGATAATAGATTAAGATCGCCATTAGATCCTCAAATGTTAACATTTTCAATAGAAAGTGTAATGAAGTTATCTGCAGTTATTGATCATATAAATAGAGATTATATTTATGGCGAAGATGAATGGGATTTAGAAGATCAAGAAATTTTAGAAGAATTTGAAAATAAAGTTGATATTGAACCCGAATGTATATGTGATTCTAAAGACTTACTAAACTATGGATGTAGATGTGGTTATGCTAAATATATGAAAAAGAAAAGACTCAAAATGGAAAAAGAAAATGAAACGAAGTGAAATGATTGAAATTATAGACAAAGCTTATACTGAATGGGTTAATATGTTCGCGGAATCAAATATGAAAGATGTATACACGTTACCTAATTTATATGAATATCTTTTAGATGCCATTGAAGCTGCTGGTATGACTCCACCATTTTGTCAAGGTCTATATAACACAAATAATCCTAATTTAGAACATGGAAGAAAATGGGAACCTGAAGACGACGAAATATAATAAACAACGCTATGGAGACAATATGCCAATAAAACAATTAGT